CTCGTTTTGAACGATTGCTTCAAAGGCAATTCGATCAAGATCGTCTTGTTGAGTCCAAGTTAGTGGTTAAACCAATTGGACTTCGGGAGCCTTTTAAGGTCCGTGTGATCACATGCGGTCCGGAAGGGAGATATTACAAGTCTCGGTACATTCAAAAAGCCGTTCATTCTCATTTACGGCAACATCCGACCTTCACTTTGATTGGTAAGCCCTTTTCACAGGATGTTTGTGAGATGTTAGGTGATCTGAGTGATGATGAGTTCTTTGTCTCTGGTGATTATAAATCTGCCACGGACTTCCTTGATCCTTACCTTTCTGAAGTGGCCGCAAGAGAAATCTCGCGGTTAGCTCATTGGGATGAGGATTGGGAGGAACTCTTCGTTGACACCCTTGTCAATCATTCGTTCATCGACCAAGATACAGAAGGATTTTCACATCAAAGGTGGGGTCAACTCATGGGTTCTCCCACGAGTTTTCCCATCCTTTGTCTTGTGAACGCCGCCGTTACCCGGATGGCAGTGGAAGAGGACAGAAAGCGACGCGGTCTCCGTAGTGAACCCTTGAGTCTTATTGATTCTCAGGTTCTCATTAACGGGGATGACGTCGCTTTCCGTGTGTCTCCTCAAGGATACGAGAGATGGAAACAACTGGTCGTTCAGGCCGGTTTAGTACCATCGATGGGGAAGAACTTTACCTCCAAGGAATTTGTGATGTTAAATACCACACTGTACGCTTATAAGACAAAACGTACTGTTCTTGGAGATGAAAAGTATTTTAAATACATTCCCTATCTGAACCTCGGTCTCCTCACTGGAACCAATGGTAAGTCACTACCCGGCGATAATAATCTTTCCGTGTCCCTTGCTCCATCATGTGACCCCCGGACGCCCGATCTGTCATCCTTATGTAATGATCTGATTTCAGGTTTTAGCTATGAGCACGCTACAAACCTGGTCGGAAAATTCATTAAGGCATGGCGTCCCTCCCTTGAGAGACTCCCTGACGGGATGTCCTGGTTCGCCCCCCAGCACTTGGGTGGACTGGGTCTTCCCCTCATCGGTAGATCCTACTCTGATTCTTTTTCCTTCAATCAACGAAAACTGGCTATTTGGCTAAGCCAGTCTCATTGGCATTCCCATCAACTGACCTCGATGGCAAGTATTTCAAAGAGTGATGACTTCTCTCTCTGGAAACTTGCTTCTGAAAAACTCAATCGAGACCTCCTCACTGCTGGCGTGGCTCTTCAATTTACCACCCAGCGCCACCAATTGTCTGAAGACCCGACCTCGCACTACCTGGCCGGGGTGATAACTGAGTTATCGCCGATTCAACTTCATGAGATACCTGTCGATACATGCGCACGTGTTTC